AAATGTTGTGACAGAACCAGCAGAACAATTTTTCCTTCAAGGAGAATCAGCCGAAAGAATAAAAAGAAACTTGGGAATTGGCAATCTTCTAATCCCACAAATGGGAATGCAATTTTTAGATTATACTGTAAGTAAATAATTAATCACAAAAAGAGTATATAATACAAGGAGGACGCTATGGCTGATATAGTCACTGGTCTTGGAATACAGATATTTGACAAGACATATACCGGAAGCGACACTTCCAAAATAGCTAATGTTACTTCAGGAAAACTTCTTGTTGATGCAGGAATTGTTTCTGTTGTCAATTCCGGTACTCAATTAATAGCAGGCACACAAAATGCTGGTACAGTCTACACAAGTGGCTTAATAACCGTTCAAGGCACTACATCAGGCGTTCAACTACCTGTAACCATTGGCGAAATAACATCAAATACAATCGCTGTCTATAACACAGCAGCTAATGTTACAACTACATCAAGCTCAATCGTTACCTATTATGACGTAACAGCGGGAACTACTTTTTACTTAAAAGAAATTATCGCAAGCGCATCTTCTGGTCCAGTTAAAGTGATTGTAGAATACGCAGCAGCTGCAACCGGAGCTTCTTCTGGAACTTATGCAGTTGGATTCTTCTCATCAGCAAATCCAACGATTACAATGCCATTTTACCAGCCTATAGCCGTAACTGGTCCAATATACCTAAGAGTAACAATGAAGAACGATTCAGCGTTTACTCAAGATCTTTATGCAACAATAATCGGTAGAACTATATAGTTCTATGTACATTCAATATCTCTTGAATTTAAACACAAGTGTAATCCGTTATAATGGTTCAGGTCAATTTGAACTAGTTGGTCAAGCATTAACAAATTTAGTAGATTCTTTCAATGGATCTGGATCATTTGAAATGTTCGGCAGTGCAGCAGAACAAGCTCTTAAATTAAAATATATATCTGGAGGTTCTTTTGAATTATTTGGATCTGCTCCACCAAATATTCCAGTAAAATACACAGACGCAGTAAAATTCTTTATAAATCAATATGGAACCAATTACGCAAATCAAAAATTCAGAATTGTACAAATAGGCGGAAGTCCAACAAATCCTGTCTACGTTGCAGTTAACGAAGAAGGAGCACAAAGCTTTAGTAACAACACACTATTCAGCGATTCTGAAATAGTAAACGTATTAACAAACAAATATGCAAATGATATTCAAAAATATCATGATAAAATTGATTATATCAACCAAAAACTTAACACCATTCCTCTGCCAACAGATGAAAATAACTTGATGTCTCTTAAGTTCAATTTAAAAGATTACTTTACTGATAAACAAAATGAAAACAACCAAATAATATCCATATTTGGATTCTCAAATTTTCCTAATTATAATAGTGAAAAACAAACAGCAACTAATTCGGAAGCTTTAACTCCAACAGAAAACGTAGGATATAGAACAAATGTTTATGATAAAGCAATAAATAAGTACAACAATAAGATAAGCGAGATTAATCAAAGACTTTCTGGCTTGACTCCACCGACACCAGAAAACAATTATACAAATTTAAAATTCACAATAAATCAAGACCTTTTTGGATATAATAAATATGAACCAATAGAAGTGATTGCTGGAAATATAAATAACAAATATTATGTTACTGATCAATCAGTGTACACCCAAGAAAATGCTTTTGATCCTGTTGATAAGAATAAATATCTCAAAATTAAATATGAAAATTTGTTAGATACATACATAAACAAACTTGATAAAATAAATGGGAGGCTAGATGCCTAGTTATACTGCAAGCGGTGGTTTAAAAGTAGGCATTTGTTCAAAGTATTGGATGACTAAAAATTATCCATACAAATGGAGACCCGGAGATGTTTTATTCTCTAAACAAAAAGCATTAGTAGGTCAATTTGAAAAAGTTGCTATTAAAGATGTAAGAATTATTATGAATCAATCAACAGTTGGAAAATTGTTTTTCATTTATGTTGATAGCCTCAATTCTTTGTGGAATGAAAATGATCTTGTTCAAGAATATGATGCTTTGTTAATGGCTAAAATGTATTATGAAAAGAAAATAGCAGAAACAGTTAGCGCAAGCTATTGTTGCAATCTTTAATCCATCATAACGATTTCTTCAACTGTTTTGACTTCTAGTTTTTCCCAAAGATCTTTATTAAGGAATATGTGATCACATGGATCAGATCCAATAGGTAAATATCTACCTCTACATCTGTTATTGAAAACAGTTGTAGGGATGCCACAAAGTAAACTGTAAGACTTCAACCATGTGTCAGCAGATATTACTTTTTCTACGGAATGAAGTATCTTTAAGAATATTGATAAATCTATGGGAGTGCTAGATTTATTTCCTGTCATTCTATTTGAGGTAAGAAACCAATTGTTTTCACGATTTGGTTTCCATTTATAGAATTCTTTATCACCATCAGATCCAGTTGTTATTACATTGTATCCAAGACCAAGATATTTATTAACAATGCAATCGTATTCAAAAACTTCTAAATATCTTTGTCTGTTTGAATCTCTTACTGAGCCGCTTGGTTGAATTATTATTGATTTTTGACTTTCAAAATGTGGATGCTTGCCAAACTTTTCAATCCAATTAGTTTTAAAAACCATTCTTTGTTTGTAATAGTTTATATCTCTGCCCCAGTCACCGTAATCTAATCCTTTTGCAAGATGTCCGCTTGCTTTAAAATTAATCTTTTTTATCATATAGTCGTAAACTACATTTGCATTTTTTGAACCCATTAAGTTTCTTGCAACGTAATTATCAAGTCTGAAAAATTGTAAAAATTCTCTACAGAAATCCATACTGCCAGTATTAGCAAAAAATGCAACTTGTGCGTTGGGATCTTCATGACAACATGCAAGAAGAAGAATTAAGTCGCCTGTACCACCAAAATTTAAATACCAATTTTTAGAAGGTAACAAAAATTCTTTCAAGCCTCTTACAGCATTGAAAGCAATATTCTCTTCTAAAAGTTTTCTTTTATTTGTAGATAACTGATCTCTTTTTATCGTGCTTATGATGGTGTGTTTATTAGAAACAGGGTTTCTCCCCACAGGGGGAGAAATTGTTTCATTCAGCTTTTCAACATTCTTGTTTTGTTTGAACTTGGCTTCAAACTGAGCTTGCTTGAGGAGTCTTTCAATATCTTCCCGCTTAATATTACTCTGGTGATTCATCTGTTGGTCTGCTTTTTAAATATCTGTTTAATGCTGTCATAATTCTTCCTTTAATATCAGGATCATCCACAAATGGAATCATTTTTTTAACAATTGATGCCAACTTTGTTGCATCTAAACCTTCGAAAGCAGTCATCAAAATATTTAGACCACCTGTTCCAGCAGTCCCAAGTTCTTTAGCTTTTGCTTTGTAGTCTGTAATTGCAGCAGAAGCACTTATGGGAACATTTTCATTAAACTGCTGACACCATTCGCCAAATTTCTTAATAGCCATTGTTAGCCTTTCATATTTTTACATATCTTGTTCAAAATCATCAGGTCTCATTATGTGACGCTTTTTTGGTCGTTCTTCAAATTCGTCATCACTACTATGATATTTAGTAAGATATTTCTTTATTTTGCTACGCCAAGAAGAATATTTAATTTCCCAATAGCTAAAGATTAGTTTTGGGATAAAGTATTATGTCACAAGAACTATGGTAAGGATATTGTTTAATCATTCTTTCTTTAGATATAGGTGTATTTTTTTGATCAAAAACATTGTAACCAAGTTCATATATGTGATCAATAAATAAAGGTATGCCTCCATGTTTAATATGATCAATGTAAAGAGAGAGTTCTAAAAGAATGATTGGTTTAAATTTATCAATTGTTTCTTTTGCCCCAAGAAGAACTTTGTGTTCATAACCTTCAACGTCAATTTTCAATAAATCTACACGATTTAGATTCTTGCAGTAATCGTCAAGTGTAATTAATTCTGTATCAAAAACAGTTGGTTGTAATTCAAGAGCACCGGGACTTACTGGAAGATTTATTTCTTGTCCATCTCCACACATTACCCATGAATTGAGCAATTTAACATTTTTAAGAGAACTCTTTGAATCGCTAATTCCAACTTGATTATAAACACATTTATCTCCAAATGATTCCAATAATTTCTTACTGCTTTCGATCATGCATGGAGATGGCTCAAATAAATGAACTTTTGAATATCCTAGTAGAAGAAAAGAATGAGCCATTCCTCCTATGTTTGATCCTACGTCTAAAGCAACACTTTCATTGTCTTTGAGTGCTTTTTCCATAGCTTGTTGAAAAGCTGGACCATTTGAAGCCATTGATTGATTTTCAAGGGATTGCTGTGGTGGTTTGTTTTTTGAAGGTTTGTTGCCTGAATATGCCATTGTTAGCCTTTCATGTTTTTACATATCTTGTTCAAAATCATCAGGTCTCATTATGTGACGCTTTTTTGGTCGTTCTTCAAATTCGTCATCACTACTATGATATTTAACAAGATATTTCTTTATTTTGCTACGCCAAGTAGCAACTTTTTGTTGATTAACATCAAGGATGGCAGAGAAACCCCTGCCATCCCCGATTACACGAAGAAAATCATCCCAGAAAGAATCTCCACCAATATCAATACCCCGTGCTATTAGCTCCAGAGCTTGCTCATCGGTACGCTTTCTATCTTCTTCCTTATAAGATCGAATACTTTCATTTAAACTAGCAAAATTTGCCATTTCACCACTCAATGCTAACGACTTTTAACAAATCACTGGCGGTCCCAGCTGCATATGTTCTCTTTAAATAGAGTGCATTTAAACCATAAGCAACAACAGTATCCATGTTTTTTCCAGCAATATTAGCACCAGAACCTGTGCCACCTTCTGAACCATTTGTCAAAGATGACAACCAAGATGATCTTGCATTAACTTGAGCAGAAGCTTCTGTCACAGTTTCATTACCAACCAAATTAATATTATATGGGAGAGATGCACTCTCTGGATTAGCTAAATTTAATGTAAATGTAATTGTAGGTTTTGGATTAGCCACGGTTTCTCCTTTTTTTATTATGTTTTCTATATCTATCTTTCTTAGCGCAATTTATTCCTAAAAATTTGCAATCAGATACAGGAACCTCACCTAATGGTCTGGCTTCAACAGCTCCATATTTACTTTTTAAACCAGAATTTTGCATGATGGCATCATTGTAATGACTGCCTACAACTGGTCCACCTGCCCATTCCCAAAAAGTTAACATGACATATTTACTTGCGTAGAAACAAATTATTATCCAAAACTTCATAATTTCTTTTTTTGAATTCCAATACCATACCACGTTTACTCAAAACCATGATATTTGAACTCTTAATTTTGTCTAAAAATTTAAAATCATTCACATCTTTTAAGTTAAAAAATACAATCGCTTCTTTGGTATCAAATGTTTTTAATGCAATATCTATAGTATCATGCACTATAAACGCCTTGCTTAATCTATTTGATATGGATTTTATATTATTAGAATATTCGTCAACATCAAGTTTAGTTAACTTCTGTTTTACTTCATTTCTTTTCTTGTTAAGATACATTTCCAAGTAATCATTAATAATTAAGTCTTGTTTGGTGAAATGATATTTCTTGATATAATCTATAAAAATATCTGGCTTATCTCTTAAATAACGAAGAAGCATGCATTGTTCTTTATCAGAACAATGAATAATTTCTTCTTCTCTTTTTTCTTCAGGAAGATATATGTCTTCAGAAAAATTTAATAAAACAAATTCAGATTTATCAATTTGCTCTTTTATTTTTTCACATGTTTTTTTGCTTATCTTCTTGAACTTGTTCCTGAAAATATTCTTAACAAACATAATACCTACTTTTTTACTTCATATATGATCTTTTTGCAATTTTCACAGACAACGTCATATTGTCCATAACCTCTTTTGGAGCCTTGCCAAAAAAATTTGTTATCTTGATTATCTTTACAGCATGGAACGCACTTGGCGCTCATCCTTTTTTTGCCATTGTCTGTTATAATTTCAAAAAAACAATCTTCATACATACAATAATTAAGTTATTTTGTTGAAAAATACAAACACTATTATAAATAATATATGAGACATTTTCATCCTACCACTGTACATCTAATGCGTGAATGTGCAACCTTGTTTTGCAAAACAAAAATAGACCCATATCTTTACCTAGAAAGATTCATAGAAGTAAACAAGTCTTTCTTCGTAGAAAATGCACAAGTCAAATTCGCCACCCTACTGCTAGAAGCAGATGCAGCTGGTGGTAGAGACTGGGATCAATACATGAGACAAATGCATGCCTATTGGACAGGAGGACAAGCAGGCATGACTAAAGAAAAATCAGATATATCATATAGCTACAATCAAGCTATGAAACATATAGGAAATATGTTAGAATTAGTTAATCAGAATCCAGAAGCTGATGATCCAGCTGTTTTAAGACAAGTAAAAAACAATCTTAATAAATTAAAATTAAGTTTTGATAATGTCAAACCAATGATTGACAATGTCAGAGACAGAATTATGAATGTCGCTGTTAATAAAATGCAAGGAACCGCTGCTCCTCTTGCTGGATCTGTTGATTTTAGCCAATTTAGCAATCTGAAAGATGAACAAGTTTTCCCAAAAATGGCAGATATAATCTCAAGGAATCCAGCTGCTAATACGCCTGAAGGTAAATTCTTGAATATGGTCAAAAACAATCCACTAAGATTCGGTGATACTGCAATAAATGATGCTAAGACACAGCTTCAATTTGTTGATGAAAGATTAGCTAAAAAAATAATAAAAGACCAAAGATTGATTAGAACCAATGTTATGAGGTCTGGATCGAGTGCTGGAAAAATAAAAATTTACAGTATACTTAAAAACAGTTTATTTGGGGTGTTAACACCAGATATAAAATCAGTTTTGATAAAATTTTTCGGAGACGAAAATGCTGTGTTATTGGCATTCTTAAAGTTCAAAAATATTATGCCACAACAAGATGCACCAAGTAGAATGGAGACTAATCCAACAAAAATTCAAGAAAACAATCAGAACATTGATCGCATACAAAATAAATTAACACCAATAATAACCAGTCTAAAATTAAGAATACCTGCAATTACAAACTTGAAAGATATTGTTAAATATGTAAATAACAATAATCCTCCCATCAATGATCCTACAAATATTATAAATAGAGTTGCAGTTGCAATGGGACCGGGTACAAACCCAGTAAATCTTGCAAATAGTTTTAAATTTGTATTAGATATAATTAATAACTATGGTAACGTACCACCCGCTAACAGAAAGTTTTTTAAAGCACAAAACGAAAATTTTAAACTACTATATCAAATGTTAGATAATTTCAGTGCTGCCTTAGCTGGGTTGCCAACTCCTTAACGTCTCTTTTTCTTTTTCTTATTGCATCCTAAATCGGACATAGCACCCCAAACTTGGAAGTTTGGGTTGTTTTTGTCTTTACAACTAACAATAGCTCCAGTTCCAGCCATTTCTAATTTTAATAACCATTTCTTAAATTCGATATTCATGATCATATATATTCTCATGAATTTAAACTTTAAAAAATGGCTCACTGAAGCCGCTCCAGCCGCTCCAGCACCAGCAGCGGCTACTGCTCCATCTGGTGGTGGAGGATCGCCCGGAGGCGGTTTAACAGGCACAGGAACGGCATTTAAATATACACCATCAAATAGTAATAAAAATAATTGGGCAAAGACACCAGATCAATGGTACAAAAGAGATATTGCAAATAAATTTAACAAAGGATGCAGCGGATCACCTTGTCCCAAAAGTCTAACTGGTTGATTCAAAATTTAATTCAACACGCATATATACAAATGTCAAATGTGTTAAAAAACAATTTATGACAAAAACACTAAGTATTTTTAATAAAATTTAGGAGGAAAAATGGGAGCTACATCAGTAACAGGAGTTGGTCAAGGCAGCGCAGAATCTGCATGCAAAGGCGCACCGGGTCGTCAGACCCTCGGAGTTGGTCATCTAATCGGACCACACGTTGTTAGCGCAGGAACAACTACACTAGCTGGCGGTACAAAAGCACTTGAAATCGCACCACTAACAGGTGTTGCAGCTGATTATATCGTACTTGCTACAGACTATACCGCTGCTGCGGCAGTTAAAGCTGTTCTTACAGTTTCTAGCGATATCTGGACTATTACCTTCACAGGCACAAGCACAGATGTTATTCAGTATGCAGTTGTAAGCGTTGGCAACTGAATTTAATAATTAAATAAATATAAAACCGTATTAAAGTTATTTTAATACGGTTTTTTTATGTAAAAATAATTAGAAATATATGCCGCTGATATCGAACCTCATGAAGAAATCATGAATAAATAACATTAATCATTTGTAATAATTTTATTTTGTTCGGCACCTCTAAATATTGTTAGAGGTGCAAAAATGATCAGCAAAACATTAGCTGCCAATTATCAGGAAGATGCAAAACTCTATGTCATCACCCCAATAATTAACCCTCAAAGATACAACAGCAGATACAAACTATACAAAAAATTTGAAAAAATGGTCAATGACTCTGGAGCAGTTCTGTACACAATAGAAGCTGCATACGGAAATAGACCATTTGAAGTCACTACATCAGACAACCCACAAAACATTCAAGTAAGAACTATATCTGAATTGTGGCACAAAGAAAACATGATCAACGTAGCTGTACAAAGACTTCCATCAAATTGGGAATACGTTGCATGGATTGACGCAGATGTTGCCTTCGCAAGACCAGATTGGGTCGAAGAAACCATACATCAACTACAACACCACCCAGTAGTCCAAATGTTTAGCACTGCTGTAGACCTTTCTCCTAAACACGAAATGATAAAAGCACACAAAGGATTTGTTTATAGCTATCTCAACCGTGTACACCAAAAATGCGACAAATATGATCATTGGCACCCCGGTTTTGCTTGGGCAGCTACAAAATATGCCTTTAATTCATTCGGTGGACTAATAGAAGAAGCAATATTAGGTTCTGGAGACAGACATATGGCTTTTGGTCTAGTAGATAAAATTGAAATGACTATAAATAAAAAATTCACACAAGCATACAAACGTGTACTAAAAAAATGGGAAACTCTTGCAGTTGAGCATATCAAGAAAAATATAGGATATGTTGAAGGAACACTATTACATTATTGGCATGGAAAGAAAAAAGATAGAGGTTATAGCTGGAGAAGCAATGTTCTAGTCAAAAATAACTATGACCCAGATACAGACATAAAAAAAGATTGGCAAGGAATTTATGCCTTAACAGGAAATAAAATTAAATTTAGAGATGAATTGGTACAATACTTTAAATCAAGAAATGAAGATAGCATAGATGAAGAAATTTGTTAATATATAAATCATGAAAAAACAATTTTATTTGTAATAATTTTATTTAAAAAAGTATATATTTTAATATGATAAGCTTTATTGAATATCTTGCAGAAGCTACTACTAATAATAACGACAAAATAAAAATTGTTGTTTTTCAGGGAAGCCCCAGAACAAAAGATTCTTGTTCTGGTGGAGACAGTAAAACAAGTTTCTTAATGAACAAAGCAATAAAAGAAATAACAGAAGATGTCAAATTTACAATTGTTGATTTAAAAGTAATGAATGACGATCCACAAGTTCGTCCATGCAAAGGATGTGTTGGAACCAGTAATGGATTCCAATGCCATTACCCATGTGATTGTTATGCCAAAGATGATGGAACAAATGATCTCATGTCTGAAGAAGACGTTTATAAAAAAATGGAAGAAGCAGACGGATTTGTTGTTTTTACACCTGTTTATTGGTCAGGTCCATCCAGTCAAGTCAAATCATTGTTCGACAGACTTGTTTGCGTTAGTTTAACATTATCTGTCGAAGATGCGAAAAAGATTTATGGTAAAGATGTTAAAGATCCCAAGAAAACAATAGCAGCAGAACAAAGTGGAAAATATCGTGATCTTTTAAAAAATCATTATGAGGGTAAAGTTGGAGCATTTTTCATACATGGAGACGATGGCGCAAATGATTATGTTGGGCGCAAGATGCCATTAGCTATGGCTGATTCTAAACCACAAGACTATATCAGCCCAAAAGAAGCTATTATGCCTATTGTTAATCAGTGTCGCTATAGTGGCATTTTTGTTCCAGAAAATTGTATAGAAGGAAATGTTTTTGGATATAAAGAAAAATATAGTCAAAATAATATTGATGTTCGTAAAAGTGATTTAATTGACAAATCAATTAAACTAATTAAAAATCTAATTAAAGAAATTAAGAAACGAAGATAGCATCGACCATGAAGATTAATCTTGACAAAACGATTCAATATAGAGCATTGGCAGAAATACCCCTTCCTTCACGCTGAAGCCGATCTTTTGCTCAAATTGGATGAGAAGCACCATAGCAAGAGAACTACGATCCTAAGCCTAAAAATCAACCGGCATGGACGATTCAGATTGGCTAAACCATGTTATAAGTGTGAAATAGCTCTTTCTAGATCAAATCTCACAAACGTAATGTGGAGCTTGACAGATGAAAAAAATCTTTATATGCCAATTTTAGATAGCGCATTAATAAACAAGTAAATTAGATTTTAATTTTTATAATCAACAACCCTATTATCATTAAAATCAGTCCTACATATCCATTTTTTTCAAGTTTTATATCAAAAAATATTAATGGCAAGAAATAATAAATAGTAACAAATAAAACATCCCAAATAAGACTAAATGCATATAATTTTTTCTCATCTTCAAAGTACTTAGTAGTTAAAATCCAAATGCTATTACTTGTTAATCCTAACAATAATGCAAGAGGAATGTACCACCATTTGTTATGCAAAGATTTATCAAAACTAATATAACACATTAATGAACAAATTATTCCAACAAATATTAGTGTAATAAATTGGATCATACAATATTTATTCGATCTTTATACAAAATTAGAATATATCAGTAAATTTTTGATTTTTCCTTCAGAAAGTTTTTACGCCAGACTAACTATTGCTAATTTTTACATGAATACAAACGAAGAAACCGCTTGTTTCCAAGCGGTTTCAGCGAAGTTAGCAATGCTCAGAGCGTCATACTCTGAAATTTGCAATATTTAATCGGGCATAGAACTTTGCGCCTTCCCTTAATAACTTTTTTCCGTATCGAACAAGCAAACCACGTCTTGGGCAGAATGATTCTGGGTCAAGAACGACTGGGGTCTGGGTGAGTGGAACGTATGGGCAGTAGAAGTAACCGCTGTCCATGTAGCTGTCGCCCTTATAACCCATGAGCAACTGGTTGCTTGGGAAGAGTGGATCTTTGTATAGACGATAACGGTTAGCGACCGTACCGACATACTGAACGCCGAGTGAGCTTGTGAAGGTCTCAGAAGGTGCAGGAGCGAAACCAGCAGTTGCTGTTTCGAAGATTGAAGCAACTTCAGGTGAAGTCACGATGAAGTTTGCGCCGCCACGGAGGGTCTTCCTGTGGATCACGTTAGAAACTTCGATGATCTTAACATAAAGGGCTTCGTACTTTTCCTTGATGGTCTGACCGATTGCAGTTGAGAAGTCCCAAGCTGCGACAGTACCAGCGTTATTACGGAGGTCACCAAGAACTTCTCGGTCGATTTCGAGGTTGATTTCCTGTGCAAGAACAGCGGTCAACTCAGCTTCAGCATCAAGATTGTGCTGACTACGGAGATCTTGCTGTGCTTCATAGGACCATACAGCCTTGAGCTTACGGGTCTTAGCAACGATATCTTCTGATTCAATAACGAGGTTGATTTCAGGAAGATCCTGATTGCACTCCATATTGTACTCATAAGAGACTGTGCAGTTGTTTGAACCGGGTGCATTATCCCAAGTGAGTGTGAATTCGCCAGTGGTAAGATCGATGCTACCAGTTGTTGCTCTGTTAGCAGGTGAACCAATTGCGGTAAAGGTGAAGGTGCCGTTTGAAGAGACAACGAATGTCTGAACAGCGGTTGAACCATCATAAACAGTACCAGTAATGGTGCCAGCAAGGATTGGAGTGTGTTCAAGTGGGCTGAATACGCTAGTGGTGTCTGCGCCTGCATCAGTGCTGGTTGCTTCGTTGTTTACGAACTGTGAAGAGTAGTAAACGTCGAGGTTAGCAGTACCATCAGCAAGCTGCTGGAGTGAATTAATATCATCTCCGGGGAAACCACCGTTGTTGCTAGCTCCACGAACGCTACCCTTGTTAGAGGAATAACGGAAACGGAGATAGTACACCAAACCGGTTGGTCCGAGTAGTGGCTGAACGCTTACAATCTTATTAGCGATCAACTGTGGGTAAATTCTGCGGACGAGAGGAATTGAAATCCTCTTGAACTGTGCGACATCTGCGGTGTCGGTTGAAACTTCGTTAAATAGCTTTTCTCTTTCGAGCATTAGGCGTTGGTTCTCAAGAAGCACTGCGGTTGCAGCACGGGTATGAGTATCTTCGATACCCCTGAGAAGACCAGTTTTTGCCCAACGGCTCTCTAGTTCTTTAGCTTCGTTCAAATAAGTTGAATTGAGACTCATTGTAGTTACCTTTCTTTATTATAAAACTTACTTAGATTTCTTAACTCCTGAAAGAACAAGAAGATCGTTGACTTCGTTTAGTGAGTTTGATTCAGAAATAACCTGAACATTCTCAGTTACTAACTGACCTCTCCCGCTTGCAACTCTTGCTTTCATTCCACGCTCTTTCTGCTCACTGATGACTTTCTTAGTGCGATCAACACGGTGTTCACCAATGACTTCGGAAGCTCTACGAACACTTTCATTCAACTTTGTATTCTCTGTTGAAAGACGAATGTTCCTTGCTTCCATGATTCTTAACTGACCCTTAAGATCTTCTGATGACTTACGGGCTTCTTCAAGCTTGCCGGAAGTTGAGAAGAACTGTTCGTCGCCGGAAATGTAATCGGAAGCAATGTTTACGATCTTATCAAGAGCAACCTTGTGTTCGACCATTCTTGGATCAGCCATAAGGTCTGTCTTAGCTTGTTCGTAAATTTCTGCGCCCTTGATCTGGAGGAATTCGTCAACCTTGTCAACGATGTATTCCTTCATTTCCTTAAGCT